CGCGTGGAAATCGCGTCCATGACGTCCCCTAGGTCCATGGTCAGGCCGCCGCCCACCAGCGGTACAGCTTGGCCCTCGACAGGGACGACTCGACGTCGGGGTCGAGCCTGGCGAGGAGTCGCATCTCCGAGCCCTGGTCGGGTGAGCCGGCGACCCCGTACGGGGACCACCGTCGCGAGTGGTAACGGTGCGCCTGCAGCATTGTGGCCTGCTCGACGGCGGCCGGCACAGCGTCCCATCCCCACACGGCGTCAATGGTGACGCCGTGCCGTTCGCTTGTGGGCGTCGCCGTGCTGCCAGAGTTGACACGGAGGCGCTCGAACGGCTTTCCCTTTTGCGCCGCGTTCACGGGTTCGAGGGTGTAGTCGTCGACCTCGCCGGCCTCGACGGTGACGGTTAGGCCGGTGATGTCCTGCAGGTCGTCGAATACGACGATCCACGCGCCGGCGCGGCGGTCGTAGTAGGCCGTGTAGGACCGTTCCTCTGCGGCGGCCACCTGACCGAATTGCCGCCGGCAGTAGCCGTCCACGGCCCGCGACGACGCCGTGATGGCAAGCGCCAGTTCCGCGTCATCCGCGGTGTCTGTGATTCGCAGATACGTTTTCAGTTCCGCGAGTGTCACGTAATCCGGCGCCCACGCCATCGGTCAGTCCTCCCTCTCAGATCACGCCGAGCAGGTGCAGCAGCAGCAGGACTGCTAGCAGCACCACGAGCAGGCCCACGGCGGACATCAGGACTGCGCCGGCCTGCCAGCCGCCGTCGCCGTGCCGGCGTTGTGCGCGGCCTTCCTGCGGTCCGCGGCCTTGCGGGCGGTCGCCGTCTTGGCGAGAGCCTTTGCCTTGTTCTCCCGGTACGCCTTTAGCGCCTCAGGGTTGTCTCTGAGCAACATGGTGGTTCCTTCCTGGTCGGTCGGTTCGGTTCGGGGTATGTGGGAGCTCCACCCGGGGTGGAGCTCCCACGCGTGCAGGGTTGTTACGTGGTGATGTTCTCGAGAGTGGCGTACGCCGAGCGGTTCTGAATGTTGCCGTCCGCCCGCTCCCACGCCACGTACTCCACCTGGCCGTTGTTCGCACGCGACCACGGGTTCACGACGACCGCGAGCGGCGCCACCCGGCGGATGACGTACGCCTCGCGGAAGTCACCCAACGCGGCGAACCCGCCGGCCACACCGTCCGCGGTGACGGCGTTGCAGCCCTGGTCGATGATGACCGGGTAGCCGAGCAGTTCCCTCGCCGGCGCCTGACCGATGCCCATGGTCTGCGGGTTGATGAGCGGCCGGCCGTCCACGACGATCCGGCGGATTGCGACCCACGTGCCCTTGCTCATCACCCACTTGGCATTCTGCTCATACTCGGGGTCGAGCGCGGCCTCGACGTCGAGGATCTCGTCGTAGTCGATGGTGGCCTCGACGTCGAGCACGACGTCCGCGGTCAGCCCGTCGTGCAGGAGCCCGAACGGAAGCGTGGTGCCGTTGCCGTTCACCCAGTCCGCGGCCTGCTTGCGCTGGATGCGCGTCCCCAGCGCACGGGACACCAGGGCCTCGATGTCAAACTCCGAGTCCTGCAGCAGTTCCGTGGACACACGGAGCGGCGTCGTGGTGCCGGCGCCGGTCGACGTGTACTTGAACGCCCCGAGCGCCACGGTGCCGAACGCCAGGTCGTCACCATCGACAAACGCGGCCTCCTCGTCCGTGATGCCACCCGAGTTGGCGGTGTCGTCGAGGGACGGGTATTCGAGCGCGCCGCCGCGCTCGGTGGTGAAGCTGTCGACCTCCGCGGCGAGGCCGCCGTACGCGAGACGGACCTCCACGAGCTTCTGACGGAACTGTGGCGACACGAGGTAGCCGCCCTCGGAGTCGGTGCCGGCCTCCTGGGCGTTCCGAAGCTCCGCAATGTCGGCGTTGGGCCGGCCGGTGCGAAGGTAGTTGGTGAATGCGGCGTTGAGGTCCGCGAACTCGTCGCGCTCGGCGCCGCCCACGTTGACGTGCAGATCGTTCCGCACGGGCGTCGTGTACGCGTTCTGCCGCGCCCGGATGGCCTGGTCGGCGCGAGCGGTGGCAAGCTGCGTTTCGAGGCCCTCGTACTCGGTGACCTCCTCGGCCGTCAGAGGCCGGCCGGCCGCACCGTCCACGACGGCTTGCAGCGCGGCGAGAATCTGGTCGATGTCCACTGTCACTCCCCTTTCAGGAGTAGCCGCGCCCGTGCGCGGATCAATTGGCTCTGCCGATCTTCCGGCGGCGATTCCGTTGCGTCGTGCTCCACACGGTCCGCGAGCCCGGCCTCTACGGCGTTTGCCGCGGAGTACCACGTCTCGGCTTTCATCGCGTCCCGCCACGTCGCCGTGGTGCCGCCGGCGCGGTCCGCGTAGATGGTGGCGATGGTGTCTGACAGTTCGTCGAGTAGCTCTGCCATCGCCTGCATGTCTGCAGCGTTCCCAAGGACGATCCCTGACGCGTCGTGGATCATCATTTTGGCTGGCTTGGCCATGACCACAGAGTCGCCGGCCATCGACACGAACGACGCGGCCGACGCGGCCACCCCGTCCACGTGAACGTCGATGGTGGCAGGGTGTTCGAGTAGGGCCGTGTAAATCGCGATGCCGTCGAACACGGCGCCGCCGGGACTGTTGACGCGCAGGTCGATCGCCGGCGCTGTGATGCCCCGAAGCGTGCCCACGAACGACGCGGCGGTGACGTCCTCCTCGGCCCAGTCGTCTCCGATGTACCCGTAGATGAAGACCTCGGCGCGGTCGCCGGCCGCGTTGCCGACCTTCCACCAGTCCGCGGGACCGTGGTGCGTGGTCGGCCTCGCCTGCGCCCGGGAGATGGCCCGAGCCCGGGCCGCCAGCCGCTCTAGGGTCCCTGTCTGCCCGTAGCTCACGCCAGGGCCTCCTCTAACTCTCGCTCTGACGTGGTGGCCACGCGGAGCACGTCCCCGCCGTCGATGGGTGGCAGGTTGCGAATACGGCGCGCCTCATTGACTGTGAGTAGGCCGGCCTTTACCTGCTCGATCAGCAGCCGGATTTCTTCCTCCGGGGTGGGCCGTTCGAGGCCGGCGAACTCGAACTCTACGAACCGGGGCGCGCCCAATAGCCGCGATAGCCTCTGCTCGAATCGCATTGTCCACCCGAGCAACGTGAACCGGCCTAGGCCACGGTTTTGCTCCGCGACACCTGTGCCCCACGACGTCTGCTTTTCCGTCTGCATGAGCAGGTGCGGCGGGACACCTGTCCACCGCGCAATTTCTTCGATCTGGAATTGCCGCGACTCCAAAAACTGGGCGTCCCTGGCGGGCATTGTCCACGGATGAAATTTCAGCTTCCGATTGACGAACGCGATTTCGCCGGCGTTCTCCCAGCCGCCCACCTTGCGGTCGAGGCCCGCCTTTATCTCCTCGGCCTCATCGTCGTCGACATCTTCCTCTGTGGACACCAGGCCGGCGATCATTGCGCCGTTGCCGAACATTCGCGCGGCGCTGCGGTCGCCGGCGATGGTGGTCCCGAATGATTGCCGCGCCACCCCAATCAGGGACAGGCCGCGGAGCCCGTCGAGAGACGGTCCCATTACTTGCGTCATATCGTCTTGGGTGAAGATTCGACGCCGCCCGTTTGCGCCTGTGGCGGCGAATAGCTTTCGCCCGGTGTACGACCCGTCGGGCCGGCGCTCCCACGATGGCTCTACGGCCAGCGGGTGCAGCGGCGTGGCTCCCACCATCGCCCCCGCACCGTTGTAGACGTGCTGCAAGTACATGTTCCCGTGTAGCAGGCCGTGCAGCAGACACGTTTCTTTCCACTCATACGGCGTCTGCCCGTCCTCCGTGCCGGGGTCGTCCATCCACGACGCCACCTGCTGCCGCGGGCCGCCGGGCGCGGTGTCGCGATATGTGGGGAGTGGTAGTGATGCGATGGTGCCGGCGATCAGCATTACGGCCCGCCAAAACGCGGAGACGCCCAGCGCGGACCGTTCGTTGACGACCACGCCGGCCATCGTCGGCGCCGCCCCGAAGTACCCCGCGACGGCCGAGTCACCTATCGACGTCAAGTTCTCTGGCTCTTGCGGGGCGCGCGCTTCGCGCTGCCAGGGCCATCTCACGGCGGTCATCCTGCCACACGCGCCCGACAGACAACTCTCAGAGCACGACGACGGCGTGTCGTGGCTTGCTGTTGCGGGCCTCACTGGCGGCCCATGCGGCGGCCTTGACGGCGCCGGCGGGCGCCGTACTCCGTAGCCGCGGCCCGTCCACGCCAGGCGACGTGCGGAGCGCGAGCACCTGGGCGGCCAGGTCGGCGCCGCCGTCGTGGGCCAGGACACCATCTTTCAGCAGGCGCCCCAAGTCCTCGACGGCGGCGCGGACGGTGCCCTTTTGTGGCGTGGTGCGGAGGCCCTCCCTACGCCAACTCAGGTTGTCCGCAATGGACGCGCCTGCCAGCACTCGCCGGCGTTTGAACCCTGACGCTCTGACGGCCGCCGCGGCGCCGGCGACGTCATCGTGTGTGGTGACGCTCACCACGGCCGCGCCGTCCTCCTGCCAGGCCAGCGCGACGGACACTCCCTCCGCGTACCAGTCCTCGACGGCGGCCGAGTCGGGTGCGCGCTCGGGGAGCTCCACCGTCAACGCCGACCACGCGTGCTCGGTCACCACTGGTGTCCCTACCTCGCGGCGTTCCCTCAGGTGCCACACGTTGAGGTACTGGGCCTCGAATCCGCGCATGGGGTCGGGGTCGTCCAGTTCGGGGTCGTCCTGCCCGGTGAGCGCCTTCTCGTACTTCGCGGCGATCATCCGCCGGCGGTCCTCCGACCAGTGCGGCGATGCGGCCTTCCACACGCCAGGGTCGGACGGGTCGGACCCTGGGCGGGCACCCCACAGCAGCAGTAGCGTCTCGGGGTCGTCGCTTGTGAACGCGTGGGACAGGGACGTCCGCATAAGGCTCGTGGCGCGACGGTGCGCCGTCGAGGTCAGGTGTACCTGCGGGCTCTTGCGCTCCATGAGCGCGGGCTCTAGGCCCTCGTGGACCGTATCTGGCTCCACGTCCCAACCCTCGTCCACGAACCCTAGGCAGACGTCGTAGCCGTAGACGGCGCGCTGTGCGCGGACTAGCCACCTGTCGCCGGCCGGTGTCTCGATAGCTTCCTTGCCGTTGGCTCGCGAGACCTCCCAGTCGTTCTCCTCGCACCATCGCCACGCGCCGCGTTGAATCTCCCGGCAGATCGCGACGTCGGAGCCTGTGTGAATGACGATCTGCGGTTCACCGAATAGCTCGGCGCCGTGCTCCATTCGCCACAGGGCCAGCGCGCGGATACGGACGGACTTGCCGGCGCGGCGCGGCGTGGATTCTACGACGGCCCTGTGGCACAACGTGCCGTCCTCGCGGTGCTCTAACTGTCGGGTGATGGCCAGGGCTTGCCACCATCGCAGCGTCACGCGTTGGGTGGCCTCGATCCACTCGATTGCCGCCGCGCCGTAGGAACCCACGGCGTCCGCCGGCGGTGGACTCATCGCCAGCGGCGGCGACGCGTCCTCGGGCACGTCTGTGAATGGGTGCAGCCACGGCCAGCGCGCGAGCGACTCCGGGTGCCATTGCAGGGTCGTCGGGAGGTCGTAGTCCTGTGCCTCCCGAGGGAGAGATATTGACGGCAGGGTCATGCCGGGT